ACTGGCTAACCGATGATGATGAACGAGCCGAGATTGACCGTATTGAGCGCAACCGCCAACAGATGATAGCAGATGAGCTAGCGGTTCTCAAGTTAGCCCGAGAGACGCTAGCCGCTCGCAAGCCTAAAGCTGTTGAGATCAAGGATCAGCCTATGGACTGCAAACACACTGAGGGAGAGGCGTACATGTTGACACCTGAGCAGGCTAATGCTGCCATCCTGAAGGCGCACCGTGCTGGCGTCGAGCGGGAGAGCATCCGCGCCAGGTCGGCGGCAATGCTAGAGAGGATGGCAAGGGAGGAGAATGAGGTGCGTGAGATTGAGGCGAAGGAGGCCAAGCAGATACCTGAAAACAAGGATGTACCCCGCGACGCGGGAGCAGTGTATCTCCCTTATTTTATGCCCCACCCTCCTGTCGCCGTCGATTACGCGCTGATTGCCAGGAGGCGTGCCGACTTCCGTGCTGCAACGGCCGCCTATTACAATAGTGGTAACTGGCAGATTGGCAGGAGTGCCGTTCATAATGCCTTTGAGATATTGAGATCCACTCCCGGTTATCAGCCTGAGATGGTGGTGGTAGGCTTGCCTCAACCGTGTCCTGCTTTGGAGCCTGAACCAGAGGAAGAAGAGGAGCCTGAACCTCTGGCCGCTGCTTATACTGCGTGCACTGATGATGTCGACTCGGCTCGCGCTGCATGCGCTGACTATGATGGTGATCCTCCTAGCGATCCACCATCTGACGGTGATGGATCACCAGGCGATGCGGATGATGATAGTTCGGAAGATGATGCGGAGTTGGACGCGCACCGGCGGCTATTGAATGCATTACGTGACCGACCGCCGTATGTGCCTGATCGCGAGGCCCAATTTCGCAGGCTGGTCCATGAGAATCGGTGCGGTCCAGAGTGGCATGACACTTATGTCAACCGTGACGACAGGTTCGGTGAACTGATGCAGCTTCTGTTAGCCAACCAGCATAGGCGTCATGGTGATGATGCGAAGGAGGGAAAGGAGGAG